CTGCAATCTAGCAATAGTCTTTTTTCTTACGTCTTCTACATGTGCTTGATCTAATCCAGTTTTACCAGCAGCACCACGTTGACCTGAAATTGAGTACTGTAAGTTTGATCTTGTTGGTATTAGACCCATACCACCAGGTTTTTTTAAATCATTTAATGCTCTAAAAGTTTTAAAAGCAGTTTTGCCTAAAGGTGCTACTCCTAGTGCTCCCCATAAACTATTTCCTATACCTTCCCAAACATCACCTTTTTTAAAGTCTTTATATGCTTGATGAAAGTCACCTTGAGGTTTAAGTGCAGTGTAGGCCATTTCTGCTGTTAACGCATTTCCTGCAGTTAACCATGGCATTGATGATATAGGAGCATAATTTAGTGTAGCACCAAGTACACCTCCTGCAAACGGCTGAGCACCAATCATTGCTGGTGCATACCACAAAGGATTTCTAGAAACAGCACCCATGTTAGACTTAACTCTTGCTCTTCTATATTTATCAGCTTCTTCTTCTGTCATGTAAACTGTCTTTCCAGCTAATTCACTTGCAGATACTCTTTTAGTAATTACCTCTCCAGTATTTGGATCAGTCCCTGCGGGTACTTCAATGCCAAATTCATAGTCTACGGTATTACCATTTTCATCTTGGCCAAGCTCGGTGGCCATGTAATTTTCATTAGCACTAATTTGTACCGGCACTTTTCCTTTCTGCCAGTCTTTTTCTATTTTACTTTGTGGTGCATAGTATTTATCATTGAATTGCTGATTAGTTAATTTTCTGTAATCGCCAATTCTGCTAATCTCATTAACATCTTCCTCTGTAGGATCTATTGCTAAATCTTTGTAAGCATCATCTGCTCCAAGTTTAACAAGACTGTTAGTCTTAGGATTCCATCCCCATTTACCACTTCTTAGTTTCTGAAGAACTTGTGCTCCATACTCTAAGCTACCATTATCATTTGGAGATACAGAAGTAATGTTGGCACCATAACTATCAATAAAACGTCTATCTCTAGCAAGAGTAATGATATCATTGTCTTTCCATTTACCAATTAGACTTGTATCATTGACCATATTACCATCTTTGTCTAAGTATGATGGTATGTAATCTTCACCATAAGCATAATAGCTTCTTACATTCTTATCTATGTCTTTAAAGTCTGTGTTATAGATTTTTTCTAAGCCTTCTTTGGTACCAAGCTTTTTAGTGTTTACTAAATAGTCAATAGCTTTTTCTTTACTCCAACCTTTATCAAGCATAAGATCTTGCAGAGTTTGTTTAGTCTGATACGCATGTTGTTCATCAGCACCTTTAATAACATCAGCAAACTCTGTATCAATTAAATTTTTGTCACCTATACCAAGTTTATTTACTATCTCATTTGTTCTAAGACCATTCTTTACAATCCTAGTTTCAATCTCAGTTTTTGGGTAAAGGTTTACCTTTCCATTTTCTTTATCTGTAGTAATAAGATATCCTTGTTCTTTTAAGCTCTTTACATAGTTAGGATCTTTTTTTTGTCTTTCTTCAAATTGATAAATTGGAATAGTTTGTAATGGTTCTATCTTATCATGCTTACCAGCTTTGTCAAAGTTTGCTTGTCTTTCTGCCAATGTCTTTTGCCAAATATCTTCACTCAACTTTTCATTCTGAACTCTTAGCTCATTAGCTTTATTCATGACATTATCATAAGCTGCAGCTCTATTCCATGCAGCTGTAAGAAGAGGATCATGATTTACTGTACCTACGTTAAGATCAAAGGCATCTGTTCCAGGCTGAACCACATTTGGAGTTACAGGTTCTGTACCTGACATAATAGAAGTAGCTGTCTCTATAGGTTGGTTTGGATCTTTCTTTCTTTTGTTCTTACCAAACTGAGCTTTTGGAAGTTCCTCTACTATATACCCACCTTGCTTGTATTGTTCTATCTCATCATCATCTAAATCAAGATAGATACCATCAGAAGTCCCACCATATTCAAGGGTTGGACCATAGTTATATCTACGCATTACTTCTTCTTCAGATAGCTTATTTCCTGTCTCAGGTTCATATCCTGGTAAATAACCTCTAGGTGTTCCAGATTGTTGTTGTTTTTCTTTATAGTCCCAGTCTACTCCAGGGCCAGTTATAACAGGTGCGTCAACTACATAGTTTTTATCATTAGCTTTAATAGCATCTAATCTAATTTTTTCTTCTGACTCTTCTTTTTTCTTAGGAAATTTAGTACCAAGTGGATATACTACTTTAGCTTTAATCATTGGTGTAAAGCCAGTAGCAGACTTATTAAAATCAGTATCTGGATTAAATGATTGTTCAGCTTGTTTCTTAGCCATGTTCATTAATAAACTTGCATCAAGCCCGACTCTTAGCGGTGTTTTTTTAAAAGGTCTACCTTCAATACCTGCCTCAGCTCCATAGAATAAATTTAGATTACCTGCAGTTTTCTCACTAGTTTCATAAGCAGCTGGTCCTGTAACAAAAGAATTTTGTCTTAAGTTAATTCCACCTGATGGACCAGCATATCCGCGCCATGCTCCTACAGGCCAGTTATGCTTTAGGTAAGCATCTGCACTTCTATTAGCAAACTCCCATCTTGGATTTGCTTTTGCTTGAAAGTTTAAACCTTGTGTTGGGTCCCAACCGGCACCCACATCTAATTGTGTAGTAGGAGCAAAAGCTCCCGCACCCATTGAACTTGGTCTATATCTAAATTTATATCCAGCATTTATACTAGGTAATGCAGTTCCATTTAATGGTAAACCTGCTGTAAGAGAAAGACTGTTTGCAATCCGTGGATCTCTTGAACCTCCAATAGGCCTACTTGCCCCAATTAAAAACTCAGGATCATATTCACCATAAACACTACTAGCTAACTGTGCTTGGTTTGCATTAAGACTAAAAGGAGATGCTTCTAATGTAATCTTGTTCTTACCATATTGCGCTTTAGGTAAGCCTGTTATCTTGAACTTTGCCATTGTTATATTCTTTCAAGTTTGTATCCTAGTTTTCTTAAGTAAGCTTCTTGCTCTGGAGTTAAGTCTACTTCCTGGCCCATAGTCATACCTCCTAGTTTAGCCATGTTTAATTGGTCACCAGAAGAGTTATCATTCTTAGAAATGGTATTTAACATTTCCATAATTTGCTCATCCGAGTATATATCTTTTAACTGGTTTAAAGGATGGAAACCTTCCTTTTCTTCAGTACCATAATTCATATTTTGTAACATCTCATATATCTCAGGAGTTACTTCTTGCGTAAAGGGATCATATGTACCTGACTCTTTTGCCGTAGCTCTGATGGCATTAAGACGGGCCCTGACCTCAGTTGGCTCTGATACATAGTCTATCCAATCCTGTTCTTTTTGTAGATATCCTGAATCCTTGAGAATTAGTTGTTGCCAATCAGGAGAATAATCTTTCCACCTAGGAGTGTTATTAAGAGTTGGTGTAGCATTTTGAATATAATTTATATCAGCTTGAGGAATTAATCTATTTACACTTGTAGTGTAATCAGGTCTATCAATTGAATGACTTAGTTCATGACCCGATAAATCTGCTACACCCGCTCCATATGGAAGAATAACAATTTGTCCATTATTGCTCATTGAGAAACCCCCAGTACGGGGTTCATCTTCAGGTTGTTTTTCAAAAAGTAGATTTGGAATTGTATTAAAATTCTTTATTCTTTGTTCACCTATTTTAGATTCATCTTTGCTTATAGAATTAGCTAACATTTTTTTATACATTGGAGAATTCATCCAACCTTCATGAAAACTTAGTCCTTTATCATAAAGTTGTTTTGCGTTAGCAACATCATTACCTTGCATTTGAGAATCATCTGTTTCAAACCAGTAGTCAAATGTTGCTTTTTCCATAGAACTCCTAAGTTGTTTTTCAGACTTCTTAGGATCCATACCACCTGCAACATTTGCTACATGTTGACTTTGTCTTTGATTTTCATAAGGGCTTAAATTATCCAATCTAGCAACTTGAAAGGGAGTTGCCTTAACTGCATTTTTGTTTAAGTTCTTTGTTCTTTCTCCTTTTGGATCTTTAATTGGTTCAAAATAAAAACCTGTGCTGCTATTTTTAATAAGCCACTTACCATCCTCTTTAACATATATACTATTAGGTCTATCAGGATGGACATAGTAAGTATTACCATAGTTACCTTGAGTCACACCAAATGATTTACCATTCTGAGCTTTAACAAGCCCACCTTTTTTATAACCTCTCATTGATTTTTGATCAAGAGGTACACGTTTGTAATTCTTACCACCTACATTTTCATAACCTACAATTACTTGTTTACGTCCTTTTATATAAGGTGTTCCATCAGAATAATATCCATAGTCTACTACTTCCTTGTAGATAGGTATTTTACTACTTATGTCTTCTGCCTCAATTGTTGTAGGCTTATTTACTGGCATACCTAAGTTCAATGGAGTAATCTCGTTAGCTGATGCAGGAATTCCAGAGTCAAGTGGTCTAACTTTTAATTCTGGTATAGGTTCTTGATAAGTTACTTTAACTTTAGGTTTATCAAACATTGGGAAAGCATAATCTCCTCCTGCATAGCCACTTGGTTCCATTCTTATTCTTGATCTTGGACCAATATAATCATCATCTGATGTAGAATTATCTCTTTTAAAAGTGTGTATAAAATTACCATAAACATCTTCAGGATAAGCACCTCTAGCAATAGTGTTCAAACCTTTATTTGAAGCATTGAATATTTGTAAGCTATCATTATAAGCCAATAGTCTTGGATCATTAAGAGAGCTAACAGTTATTCCTCTCTGAGCATGTATTAATCCTTGACCACCACACTTATGACATGTAGTAACATCATCACCACCATCTGCAGCATCCCATTTCCAACCACACTTTTTACATGTTACTTTCTTAGTAAGTAAAGCACCACCTGCTTTATAGTCATTCAACTCTTCTACTATGTACCCACCATCTTTATACTGCTGTATTTCTTCTGGTGTAAGTTCTGTTTCTATATAGTTCTCATTAGGTGTGTACTGGAATCTATTGATGTCAGGATTAAATGTAAGGTTGCTTGAGTTAGATCTATCACTAAGGTAATGGTCTTTTACTTCCATCCATGTAGTATCCCCGGGTTTCATTCCAGGTTTACCTGACTTAAGAAATACTCCTGTGTTAGGATTAACACTAAAGCCGTGGTACATTTGGTCATACTCATCAGGTTGCCACCATGGGTTTGTTTCTAATGCTTGATTAAAGTTCTGTGGTTTACCCAATGCATCCCACATACCATAATGGTCATAATCATTAGAGTTACCGTAAGTATAGTTTTCACCCGGTCTTCTATTTTCAGGAGCTGTATTAGAATAATCTAAGAACTGCTGATAGTCTTCCGGATCATTTTCAGTTCTTATTGGATTAAATTCTCTTGGTGTTTCCTCTACTTCTGGTTCATTAGAAACATATGGGTTGTAGTTATACGGTGTTCCGCCTTCTTGATAATGTTTAGCCTTTGGATGATAGATCTTTTTCTTCTTAGACTTAGGTTTCTTAAATAAAGGTGACTCATGAAACAGATAGTTAGTAGCTTCTAAGTCTCTTGAATACTTCTTAGATTTTAAGCCACCTCCTTTTTTCATCTGCGGATATTCATCTACATATTCTGCACCTTGAAACTTATAGTCTTGGCCAGGGTACATCATTTGCTGTTGACCATTAGAACCTACACCCAGTACAGGATAGTTTACTCCCTGCATAGTAATATCATTCCCCGGGATTCTCGTGTTCTGTCCAGGGTATTTCCATTGACCCATAGGGTCTAGTATAATATCTTTTGGTTTAGATATACTCTTAGGAGCTTTAGAAGCTTTAGTATCTTTAGATAAGGAGCGCTTATTATACATTATCTTGGTGATATTATGTTCTTACTGTTTACTATCTTGAGTACCATGTTCGTATTACCTGAGACAGATCTGGATAAATTTAAGAAATTAATATAATGTCTGAACTTTTTTCTTTGTAGTTCAGGCTTTAAGTAATCCAGATTTGCCGGATTTAATGACTTGATATATCCGTTAGGTTCTGTTAACCATAGGAACTCTTCAGTGTAGGGTCCTTGTAAAACAGTAGTACCTGGAATAACTGGTCCTGTTGGAGGATAGTTAGATCCTGTAGGGAATTCACCACGGTCTCTTGTAATGTCCCAGAACTGATTAAATCTATACTTGTTCTCTTCTTTAGAGAATAAGATATCTATAGAGTTAAGATTAACCTGTGGATACTGCAGACTTAGTGTCACATTGTTCTTAGGGAAGATATTAAGATTAAGATATCCTGAAACTTGTTCTGCATTAAATACTACGGCTCCGTCAAAGTTAAAGTCAAGTACCTGAAACTGGTCAACACAGTTATAGTCAGAACGTTTATAGCATTCTAAAATATATTCTATACTTCTCTTAGTAACTACAGTCTGTCCTGTAATAATAGGAAACTCTATTTCAAAAGGTTTGTCCTCCCCATAGTATGTACAGTATGATGTACATGATTGATTATGTGTCCACAAGGTTCCCTTCTGCGTACTTAAAAAGTTTGTCTTTGTTGGTATAAGTAAATCCGGGTGCCAGTCATGGAATGAAATAAAGAACTGAGACTTTGGATCATAACTTACTGTCCAAGATGCATCATCAAAGAAATCAGGGTGACCCACTTGAATTGGAACCTTACCTATTCTAAATGTATTAAACAGTTCATCATATGTTATCTGACCTCTAAACTGCTCTTTAAGTCTGTAATCTTTCTTACAGAAATAGACAATAGAGTTTTGACTGTCATAGATTGATTGACATCCTATTCCGGCTACCGGATTGTTTAGATGCGGATAGTCTGGAAAGTCTTCTGTAAGCTTGTAAGGCATGAAAATAGTAAACCACCACTTAAGACCATTCTGTGATATCTCATTCAATCCATCAGCATAAGTAAAGACCTTACCTTGGTTTTGTGACATATAGAATAAACCGGCTGGTGTGGATATTACACTTCTGCTACTTTGTGATGAACCATACTCATATGGTTTATCCGCTATTACAATAGCCTGTGGTGTTTGTGCAAACACTACACCGTCTCCCAAAGTTACTTTAGTACCAGACATTGTTTCAAGTTGATCATTACCCTGGAATACTAATGGGCTAGAGTTCTTAAATGTTATGAAGACACCCGTCTTTGCAAAGTTCTTTACTCCTGATATATTATCGGTGAAATCCTTATAGTTATTAGTAAGGAATAATGACCATGTATCTATTGAAGCCTCCTCATTCTGTGGTAAAGAATACAAGATTCTATTTGGATAATAGGTGTAGCAAAGCTTAGCTACTGCTGGGTTGTAATACCTTGACTGTAAGTTACCCTGTGAGAAGTACTGAGTAAATAGTTTTGATATACTCAATGAGTAATCATATCTATAGTAGTTACCTCTCTGAATAATATCAGGGTTCATGTTAAATAAAGTCTTTAGATCCGTAAACTCATATGGATTGTAAAACTTCTGCCACTGTTCATCCCCTGCTATTCTAAAGTCTACTATTACATCACTCTCAACAAAGAAGTCTCTGACAGATGAAGTAGCTAAATAGAAGTAAGATTCTTTTACTCCGCATATACCTGGTGTATCTCCAGAGTTGTCATTAGAATAATTGTATCCCTGTGGTGGAAGTAAACCTGCCAACCATGCTGTTGTTGCTGGTGGAGCATGATCTAAATTATAGAAGCCTCTTGGTAAGACTCCAGTACCCGGCATAATACCATTGACGTTAGTAAGCCATGTAGTAGGATCTGTAAACAAAGTACTTACTTCATACCGTGCAGAGTTCATCCAGAATCTAGGTTCAGGAAGCATCTGACGGTTTAAATAATTAAACTCTACACCATCTGGCTGGCCATACAACCAATCATAGAAGAAGAACATTGTGTTCTTTTCTGTGTATCTATTGATATAAGTATCACCATTGAACAAAGATATAGTAGGAGGCAGTACTTTTAATTTAAGCTGGTATTGGAAAGGTTCATTATAGTAATTGTATCCTGTACAGAAAGTACTAGTTACAGTAATATCTACATCTGGAATATCTTGTTCACAAGGTGTAATTGGGATTAACTTAATTGAATCTAGTTGACCATACTGGTTTTGAATTCTATACTTTAATCCTGCATAGTGACTTGCTATATTTGTATTAAAACTTTCATTATTATGTTTGTCATCAAATAGGTTTCCACCTGCCGGTAAGGATGGTGCAGGAGCCAATTGATTATTAATTGCAGTTCCTATAGTTACTAAAGATGTATCTGCATAACCTGACACAGAAGTTGAGTCAGTAATATAATCAGGGCCCGTATCATTGTCATCACCATCTACTGTACGTATTACAAAAGTTGTTTGTCTTTTAAGGTTGTTGATTCTATAATACTTCTGTTCCCCGTCAAAATACGGTTTTGCATCCTGAATTGAATCCTTTAAGTAAAATGAATCTTCTATTTTAAAACGGAAATCTGAGTTACAAGCTTGGGCTACAAAAGTATCATAGAACCCATGCGCCTGTAGTTGCAGAGCATATTGTCTAAATGGAAGTAGTGCATAGATAATATCTAATGTAATACTAGCCCCTTCAGAGAAATAATACAACAAAGGATTTAATACACCTACTAGAGATAAAGCTGTTTGTAAAGGTGAACCTTTGAAGTACTGAAACTTTGATACATCTGAAGTTTGACTTGGTGGCGTATAGTAACCTCCACGGAAAAAACCGCCCTCATCATTAAAGTTATCGTAGATATCTGACAAGGATGTACCATCAGGATCAAATGCTTCATCCCATGAGCCTCCATCATTCCAGTAATTAGACCAAGCCTCATTATAAACTGCTAATGGCCCTGATGCTGGAGTAGGTGGGTTTGCAGTAGGATCACCTTCTGTCCCTACAAAGTCATCAGTATTATCATCTGTACCATTCTCTGTGTATTCATCTTCTTCAGTAACTCCAGCATTACCTTCTAAGTCTGACCAGTCACCACTACCAGATCCAGTTTGTGAACCAAATATAGGACTCCAGGCACCAAAGAAGTTAAAGCTCATGTCACCACTACCTCCTCCAATTTCTTCTTGTTCATAGTCTGGTCCAAACTTTCTTGTGTATCCAGGTCCAGAATTTGTTGTATGTCTTTGACCAAGTAAAGATATGAGAGCTTCCACAGCACCACCCATAAATGATAGATAAGCAGCATAGTTACTTATAAGTTTATTCTGTGGATGTTTCTCAGGTTGTACAAAACTCTGTGTAGCAGTGCCTCTGATATTACCGTATATCTTTAACTCTGGAGTAGATATATAAGGATTCTTAAAGTTAGTATCTGGTGAATGAAACGTCATGATGTTTTTAGGCATATCATTCAGTTTCACATTCACGCGTTCACCTTCATCATCCACTACTCTTATGTAAGGATCATTAATCTGGTTACCCGGATTAAGTACTCCATATTCCTGGCTATTCTGTGGATTTGGAGGTTTGATTGTATTAAATGGATGGTTAGGATAAAGACCTCTTCTTCTACTTGAGTTGTTTGTATCCTGTCCATTAATGTTATAAGGGCGCATGTTATTCAACATTCCCTTAGCTACTATACTTTTGTTACCTTCTCTTGAACCTCTTAAGATTTCATACCCTACAATATTGGGGATGTCTTGACCATTATTATCTTTTGGGCAAATGATACCATTAAACTCTACACCCATGATTCTGATGTAGGTATCCCCGTTTGATGTATTCTTTCTAAAGTGAGAAAGTGCTGCCGCTTGTCCAGCATTACCTACACCTGTATCTGGAAACTTGTGATGTCTGATTGGTTTACCACATAGATCATAGTCTATATTAGTTTCATTTGTCCAGCAATGTACAGTTGAGTTCCAGATATTAGGTTGTTTGTCAGGATATCTTTCAGTAGATTCCCAATAACCCATTTGACCTCTTGCAACAACTTGACCACCGTCTGGTAAAAACTCAGCTCCTGGTCCAAATGCTGGAGGTTGTGATGTTATTGAAGCTGTGTTATATACTTCAAAGATTCTTTCAGGATCAAACAAAGTATTTGGTCCTGTGGCAAGATCTGTCTCAGCCACTTCTTGTCCAGTACATGGAACAATATAATCTTTTTTTGGCGCTCTACCTGGAATATGATATGCTGCAGATTTATCTCCGGTGTTATAGACCCATCTAATAAAGAATGCATATACCTCATCGCGTAAGTAACTTGGCTTGTATCCTCCTTTAGTATAATAGTCAGAGGGATATTCTACAGATACCCAATTAGTTTTAATCAGGTTAGCTAACGGCTGGTAGTTAAAATCAAACTTTGTAGTAGGTCCTACTTTTAATAAGTAATTGTTTACTTCAAGGATTTGATCTGATGTTTCATATACCGGTGTTTGTATAGGTAACTGCTCAAGCGGGTATGCTGGAATATCTTCTTTGATTTGATCTAAATAGATCTTTGTAGTACTAGTAGAATATATACCTACCTGTTTTGCAACAGCAGCTTGATTCACTGTAGCTACTATGATTAGTATGAACTCATCAAAGTGTACTTGATCTGCTTGTATGTCAATCTCTAGGGCACCTGTAGTTTCATTGTTATACCAAATTGGCTGTACGTTGCTGGGTGAGAAGAAGTCTGTTACTTTAGTTCCTTGAATAGCATAGGCTATTAAAGCCATGTAAGAACCATTTCTTAAATTACCTCCAGCTTTTCCTGGGGATACTTGTATACAAGGTGTCTGCATTAGACGTGATAGTCTAAGCTCATCACAGTCTAATGCAGAAGTATCTACACATGTAATACAATCATAAAGTCCTGGGCAGCCTATAGGCCATACATCAGGTTCTGTTTGTTGACAACCATTATCTGTATGGCATAGTTGTTTCCATGCAACACCAGGCCATTGAATTGTGCTTGGTCCATTAGAGTATTGATTATTACCTACCCATTGATAGTCATTAGTTGGCCAAGTTTGTGGGTCACCAATATTCATATAGCGGTCTGGATTTTTTCCATCCGCCCAATACACTTGCCAAGAACAATCATTTACTTTTCTTGCTGCTCCCGTAATCAAGTTCCATTTGCTAAATGCTAAACAAGTGTCTTGTACAATTATTCTATAATTACAACTTGATTCTTCAAGTAAACCAATCTCACATCCCGTTATAAGGTTAGAGGCTTCACTCTGATAAACTACAGTAAATAGAATCCACTTATCACTAAATAAATGTATAGTACCTATGATGTACTTAATTCCTGTTAATGTAGCACCTGCTTCTGTACAATAAACATTTCCGGGTTCATTAGATAAACTGCCGGCATCACCTTCTCTTGTGTTGTTAGTAGCGTTACGCGCATGCGTCCACATACCTTCTGCTACAAATGACGGATCAAGATCTTTATTGAGACCTTTAACAAAAGTGTTTAATTGATTCTGATCAATACCTTGTGATTCTTTAGCCATATCATATTACTCTTGATCCTGTATAATATCTAAAATAAGCTGGGTCAATAGGATGACTCTTAAACATGTCATAGTACTTACCATATTGTGCTTTACGGTTAGCCCACCACAGCCTTTTCATTTCTTCAAAGTTTGGAGTATTCACTAAAGTAAGCGCTTGATTTCTTGCTGCCCTTACTCTAGGCTCTATAAGCTGAATTCTTTGTGACACATCTTCACCATTCATGAAGAGGTTCTCTAGTATTCTTTGTTTCAAAGCATACTCATAGTAATCATTAAGAAGATCATGATCTGGAACCATTAAGTTACCATCATCATCTTCCATCTGGCCTTGAAAGTTTAGATATACTTTCCCTGTTTGAAATGTAGTGAATAGAAAACCATTTTTAAGCCAACCTTCATTTGGAGCATTCCAGTAAAGATTAGGACACTGACAATCTATATTCTGACTAGGCTTCATTCTTAAAGGGATAAGCACCCTAAATGTACGAGTTACTCCAGGCTTTACAACTTGGATTAACTCATACTGGTCACCTTTACAGTTCATAAACACGCGTGGTCTTATACATGTATTACCAAAAGGACTATTAGGGTCATACTCTCCCGGAAGATAATTGTCTGGTGGTCTTACGGCACCAGAACAAGCCGCTGTATGATTACAGGGATTAGCATTACAAGTAGAACAGTTTACTGTAGGTGCTGCACAAACATCAGGATTTGCAGGAACCTCTCTGTAAGGAACCTCTTGAATGTTAGTTCCGCCCATATCATTGCCTACAGCAACTGAATATTCTCCACACACTAATGCATAATTAAATGTATAGAAGTCATCTGGTAGTTTTACTTTACCATGTTCTACATCTAATATCACTTCTTTGGTTTGATTGATTCTTAAGCCCAAATCATAGTTAAGTCTTCTAGCAACTTTAATAAGGGTTTGCGGATCAATCATGTTCTCCAATGAGAATACCTGAAAGTCTACAAGAACATCATTGAGTAACTCATCAAATGTTCTGTATTTGAATGTGTAGTTAAAGTCCATTATCTAAGTATGTTTTGATTATCATCAGAACCATCAACTGGTATTCCCATGGTAATTGTAAATTCTTTAATTACATACTGCTCAATCTCTGAAAAAATATAGTCAGGAAATGGCAATGGTAAAGTTTGTTTAAGATCGCAAGACTGTGGTGAAGGGCAAAGAAAATCAGAAGTGTTTCCTTCAAAGATAGCTTCTATTCTTACAGCATCCCAATCTACATTAGGTACATACAAGTACCCATCTAAGTACCAGAAGTACGGTCTCTTATTATATTTGAATGTTGTGGTCTTTGCCATAGATGCAAAGGTAGGTCTCTCTGTCTTGAACAACTGTGTAGTTCCATCTATAGAACTTACCAAGCGTATAACAGGACCCATAGCTCCATCAAACAAAGTGGGCAACTTTTCTTTACTTCTTTTGAAATAACATCCAGAATAAACCCCAGTACAACCTGCTTCTACTTTATCAACATCTATAAGCTCTACATAGGGTAATACAGAAAACAATGAACTGATCTTCATCAATCTGTATTGGTTGTCTTCTCTCTTAAGAAGAGTCTTTCCGTATTTACTTATAGCAAAGTAGATATTCCTATCAGTTAGGAAGGCATCCTCCTTTACAGCTTTAAGTGCGGCTCTGACTCTTGTTATTGCTTCTCCAACAGTTGTCATAGATCAAATTCATTATATGTATTCAACTGAGCATTTTGCTCTTTTATGTTCATGTTTTTTAAAGTAATAGCTGTGTATAGTTTCCTGAGTTTCTTTGTTGCATCAACCTGAACATACATGTTCCAGTTCTCAGGATACGCTTTAGCTACAGCTCTTTTAAAATTCCTGCATGCAGTAAAGCTCCAACATTCTCTGAAGGCAAACTTGTACTTACTTGCATAACTTGTATAAAATATCTTAGCTAGCTTACCATCTGTTTCCCAATTGTTATTGCTAACAGCTATACCATACTTTCTAGACTTAGCATAGTCTATATTTCTACCGCCACTACTTTGACAGGTAGCAATAAATATCATACCTAGTCCCTCTGGTAACTGTACACCATCTCTTGTTTCAATTACAGTTTCCCAAAGTGTTTCATTGAAGCTTTTAATTAATTCTCTTATCTGAGCTTCACTGATGTTTTTGTGTTTTGGATGTTTCTCCTTAAACCTTGCAAAGAACTCTTTGTCTATTACATTCACTGCATCTTGTCTAAACCTTGGAGCTTTGACATCTGGTACTCTAAATTCTCTAGCCATTCTATACTATTTAATATACGAAAAATAATCAAGTTAAGCAAATATACTAAATATAGAAAACCCCAGGCTCATTTGCCCGGGGTTCCCACTTGTCAGTCACAGAAACCAACTAACCGCGACATATCTTATCCAACTCTTTGAACTCCCCATCTAGCTACATCACCTGCCCAGAATGAATAGTTAACATTTGTTAAGTTGAGTATATTAAATTTTAGTTGTGTTCCAGCAGTTAACTCTATCCCAAGTGCTTGTCCTGTAATATCAATATGCCTAACAATTTGATTTACTGCCATTGTGTTTATTGCATAGTAACCTACAGTACCTTCGTTAACTATACCTGCTACAACCATTCCACTTGCAAAACCTGTTACAACTGAAATAGTTTCATTTGATAGATGTACATAAAAGCTTAAGTTATATCTTCCATCTGCAGGACATGTCCAAAGACCAGTAACTTGACTATATGCATTGTCATCATCATATTGCTCAGCCATGTTTTGAGTAACACCGCTATACAGATTTAAGCCTGCCGCGGGAACTTGGTTAGGTAGCGGTTCTGGAAAACTTTGTGCTAAAAAAGCACCCAGTGTCTCTATTGTATACGTTGTTATATCACCAACAGTATTTGATGTAACATTAACACCATTACCTCCATCAACTATTACCGTGCCTCCACCAAGGTTTTCACAAAAATATTCTACTACGTCACTTATAGCTTGAACAATAGGAGTACCTGCTGTTACAACTGTATCTGATCCACAAATTAGATTTTGACTTACCGTTGTGTTTTCACAGAAGTAACCAATGATATCTTCTAAAGCAAGATTAAGTGGAGTGTTAGTTAGTACAACATCATCTAATCCACACTGTAAATCAGGTCCAGTATAAACTACACACTGTGCATCAAATATTTCTGAACAGGGTTGTCTATCTGGACAACCTTCAGGAGTTGGACAAGGTGGTGGTGTAGTTAGAAATGAATCTTTACATCCACAATTAATATTACTGCATCCGCAGTTTGTGCAATTAGTTGCCATCTTTTAAATATTATAATTCTGTTACAAGAATCTGAGCTCTACCAAGGAGTGCAGGTGTCAGCGCATCCTTTGCCTTAAACTTAAGACTAACTGATTCTCCATTATTCAAAGTTACCATAGAGAAGAAAGCAATGTTTCTTTGTATCTCACCATTCAAAAATCTAAACTCAACAGGATAATTGCCAGGTGTAGTTACTACAGTTTCTGTACTAGTCAAGTTTACAATATCTGTTGCTAAGATTCCGTTAAATAATGAACCACTGATATCCAATCTTCCGGCAAAGCTTTCATACTGTACAGTATCAACACCGACAACAGTTTTAATGATAGCACCGTCTAACCAGTTAATCAAGTTAATGTTGTTATTCAATGTTGTACCAGGACCTGTTAAACTTGTATCATAATTCACATGAACTGCAAACGTCTTAGTTGCTCCAGTAGCATTTGTATAAGTTAAACCTGAATAACCTAATGGAAAATGGTAAGTTGCTGGTCCTGGATCAAATTGTACATCAGCCCACCCTACTACTTGATCAAAAAAGTTTTGTTTAGGTCTTGAGATTGCATAAGTTGTAACTCCCGCTACCGGTCCTGTTGGTGTTACTACAATATCATCAGCTCCAGTTACTACTGTACTTAATCCATCTACTGTATAAGTAGTGACTCCTGCAACTGGTCCAGCTGGCGTAATAGTAATGTTATCTCCTGCCGCAACTACAGTATCTTTTCCATCAATTAAATAGTCTGTTGTTTGATTAGCACCTACTACTGTTACTGTAGGTGTAACAGTTACATTATCTCCAGCTGTTACTGTAGTATCTGCTTTTCCTGCATTACGTGCATCACATAGAGCAATCCAAATATTGTTTATTGCATCCGCTACTGTAGTGGGTGTTCCAATGTAAGCTGGATACTGTCCAAGCATTGTAGTTCCCGGAGAACTATATTGAGCAGCTAATGCATCATCAAGAGCAGAAACACATTGACTGGTTACTGCTGTAGACAAATTGCTATAAGTTCCAAACGTTGCTTTGTATGGACACCATTCATCATTAATGAATGCTTCCAATACAGTATCAATTGCTTGAACAGACAATGCTGGCAAAGTACTAATTGCACATTGAAGTGTAAACGTTGGTAATACAAATACTGGTACTGGTGCTGACTCAAGAGCAATAACTCTAATGTCTAATGAGTTAATTGCAGCATTAATTACAGTAATCTCTGTTACAATTTCACAAAGTCTTGTAGCAATCAAATTCACATAGTCTACCAATCCAATAGTACCACCACCCAGACAAGGTGCAGCCGTAAGCAAGTAATCAGATACCAGTGCGCTTGAGGTTGTGCTTTTGCCTGGGGAAGTTGTACTGGTTGTTGTAGTCGTAGTTGTAAGATCAATATTTTCTAGTGCACAAATCTTGTCAATCAACAATTGAATCAACTGATCAAATGTAGTTGGAGGACAGGCTGCTAAGTTAAAGCATGCAAGATCATAAGTAGTAACATTAGTCTGATCAAGAAGAGTACACAACTCTGTAGCCAACTTAAATACTACGTCAGAAATTGTATCACCAGTACATAGTTTGATACAAGGAATATTGGGCCCAGACCAAATCACGCAATTACTTGCGGTTGGTGTACATGGTGAGTTATCTAAATTTAACGGTCTCATACTTTACATATATTTATAATATACAAATTATTCTCAAGAATTGCAAGGACGTGGTGGAGTATGCGTTTCATTACAACCACATCCACTTACTCCTTGGCATACATAGTTTGGATTAACTAGTATATCAAGCATTAACATCTCATGCTTGATTTCCCATCTCATGAGTTCATCTGGGCAACAGTTTGCAATTCCATATCTTTGTTCTAATACATCTTTATACATCCATTCAGAGAATGCACATACTACTGTCTCATAGTATTCCGTACTACATACTGCAGTTCCATAACCCGGTGTTACAGCTCTGTATAGAATAGGTGACGGTTCTGGTGGACATACATTAAGTGTACAGTCACCATAATTAGTAACATCAGCTGGGTCAGCATTAGTAAACGCTAACATACATGTCTTAGCTGTAGTTGCCCCTAAAGCTAATGATGGAGTAATACGTAGTACACCACTACAGTCATAATAATTAAACCTAAGTCCTGCTCCTACATTGTTTGTTACTGTTTGACATTGACATGTATTATTAGCCAACATACATTCAGAACAAGTATCATAAGAATTCTCAGGTAATACTATACCACCTTCTTCTCCTCCTTCTATTACTTGCCAGCATTCACCTGGACAAAACTGCAGAGTAATAACTTGACCAACAAGAGTAGATAAATCAGTTATTGTATAAATTCTATCTGAACTATCACCACACTTAATGAGTGTATAGTAAGTTGTATTACATTTTACACAATCAGTATAACTATCAATTACAGTTACAGGTTGATCAGATGGAGGAATACCTTCTATCTCTTCTATAAACCAACAACCTCCACAATCTAAACTAAGAGTAGCGCCTGTGTTTACATAAGTTGATAAATCAGATGTTGTATAAATTACAGCACCTGTATTACACTCAGTAACTTTGTAAGCTTGTGGATAATTACATTCTAAACATGATTGATACACAAACTGTACAGTTGTATTTACAGCACAATCACAGAATTCCTTATCATCAAATATAACATTCCAGCATGTATCCGAACCTTCTATTTGAATACTCTGCCCTGTACCTGCATACTGTGCTAATGCAGGATTAGTTGAAGTTATTGGATCAAGTATACCTTCACAATCTAATAGCGTATAGCAATCTGCACACGTATGTTCCCCATTAATAAAAGCACATAGGCCGTATGATATAGGAACTACACCGCTGAGACTTATTATTTTAGATAAGCAATATTTATCAGAAGTAGTATTAGGAGCTACTATGATTGTAACAAGATCACCATTGCAATCTATAACATCTACTGAACCTCCTGGTGCTTTAGAAACAAAAGCATAACACTGACAAGGGCTACAATAAGATTGACATATAGGATCAGCACAACTATTTATTTCTGCAAGATCAAATGGATCTACAAAAGGAAATGCTACCGTGCTTCCTAAACGTGTAAGTGTATAACAACCTGGAACTAATGGACCTACAGAAGGACCTGTATATAAGTATACATCACCATCAACAATAGTATTAGAATCAATACTATAGATCAACGGGGTTCCCCCACAACAAGCATCAAACTGATATGTAACATAATCTGGAGGAGGTGGAGGTGGTGCTATACCACAAGCTTCACATGTTGTGAATGTTTCATAGGTTGCAGGATCTGGGTCAGGAGGCCAAACTATAGTAGTATCAATAAGAGCATTAGATGGACTTATATCAACATGATAACATATACCCAAAAACTCGGCAGGAACTCCCGATAAGAATCTTATAAAGAAACCAGGATAACTAGGAGCATCATTGCTTATAAAAGCAATGGTTGATTGTTGTCCACAAGGTATGACTGGGTAATATGCGTATGCCATGTTACTTAAGTTTTCTTATATCTATTTGGTCCCCATGCGTTATGCTGAGGAGCATTGATCAATGGCTTAGCCAAAGGCTTAATAGTTTTTTGTATTGCACCGGCTTCAATTTTTCCAATACAATTAGCACATGCTGAAGTTCCATTAGATGCTTTTCTCTTCTGACATCCACAACTTAAGGTTGCTCCACAGTTTGAACATTTTGACATTTTGTTGGTTTTTGATGATTAACAATTTTTACAATCAAATTTATTCAAAAGTTTGATTGCATAGTTATATAAGCTCATGCCTTTTTGTGGCTCATGACAAAATTCTACTTTAGCTTTAGCAGCGTCCAAATACATTTTGATCATTCTCAGTCTTTCTAGTTTCTCCTGAACTTTAGCCGGTGGCTCACATGCTGCTAGATCCAGAGCACATAATGCTTTGTTGTATCTAATAAGAGCTTGTGTAATTCTCAAATGATTGTACTCTACATACACTACATCATTTGGAGACACACTGTACTTAATGATATAAATACCATCTGCTAATGGTACATAGGTTGTTCCACATCCTGTAGATTGTAATCCTAAATCACATGCTGTAAGAATCTGGTTAAATCCAGGAGTTACATCAATCTGATTAGAATAAGCAAAACCTGGAACTGTTACATTTAGTGTAGCGCAGACAACAGGAACTAGAGTAGCGTAAACACTTGTATCATTAATTGATAAGATACAGTTATTCATTACCGTAGGTACCTCTAAACTTAATACATGATTTGCCATGGGTATGATATAAAAAGAAAGGGAGAGAAGAGTTTGGAACTCTCACTCTCCCGATTCTAGTTTATGATAAAATTAATTTACAACAAGCCGCCTGGTACAACTGGTACAATTGGCTCACATGCGCGTGGGCAGTCGTATACTTCAAACTCACAAAGAGTACCACATGTATCTAACCAATTAATAATGTCATCTTCAAATGATACAATGTCTGTAAGAGTAATGAACTCAAGCAAGTACTGATCATTATCAAATGTTCCAGATGGGTTGTTGAAACGTGGAACATTGTGTAACAAGTAGTACTTAGTATACAATGCATTACGGTCAATAACATTTACAATCTGGTTTCCTTGAGTGATCTCTCTGATACGGAAGTCACTAGAGAAGAAGTTCTGACGGTATTTCTCAGAAAGAATCAAGTCACGTAGAACTGTCTCACCAAATCCATTTGCTTGTCTTGGCTCACATTCTGTAATAACACAGATTCCATCAAATGTACAAGGATCACCATTCAAATCTACTTCAGAAGCGTACAAACGTACAGGCTCTTTTTCATAGAAATCAGACACTTGGAAAGTACAATCACCAAACTTAGTATCAACATAAGCTCCGTTAAGGATCAAACCTGCACAGTCGCCATCTTGGTATCCTGGAGATATATACTTATCCCAAGTGTTTCCTACCGGTTGTCCAAATATATCTAATGTTCCTGGCTTGTACCATGCATCTCCATCTTGGTCAATTACAATAGGAAGAAGGAATGGAGAAACTACAGGGTAGTTAACAATTCTTTCAGCCCATCCAATCATAACCAATGTAGAATCTACTGGTGTTGGAGCGATAGATCCTACAGGACAACATCCTGTGTAGAAATCAGCAAGGATATAAGCATTGTGATTTAACAAACGTAGTGCTGGAGAACCTTTGATGTCTACACGTAAAGTGTAAGTTTCACCACACAAGAACTCTTTGCAACAGTTTGCACTAATTCCAGAAGTTAACTTGAATATAGGTTGAATACCAAAATCATCTCCAGTAAGTTCAGGGATTGGCTCAGTAACTGATGTAGTTAATGATGCTCCGTTTGTATATCCTGTTCCACCATTTGTAACTTGAACAAATGTTACTTGGTTGCCAGATACAGTAATTGTAACAATAACACCTGAACCAAATCCTGGTGCCGTTAACACTAATGGAATGTCGGTATAAACTCCATCAACTAGACCTGCACCATCATTAGTAATTTCTAATGAAAGTACACGGTCATCAGTATATGGTGTGTTACCAATGTGAATAACATTATTAGACGGTTCACAAGCATCTGCACGGTAGAATCTTGATACATACCTAGGGTTAACCATTTTAGACTTGTTAGTCTCTTGGTAACCTCCAGCAAATGGACCAATCTTGTCATTAGCATAGATAGCTGAACCAGCAAAGAAAATGCTGCAACAGTTATCAGTAGATGTCCAAGATTTGTTAGCATTAGCGCCTGTAGCGTAGAATGCTCCAAAATAACCAGTCTCATATGGTGATTCAGTTTGCATTGCTGATGTATGCAATTGATTCAATCCATATGTAGGAATTGAATACTGTGTTGTTACATAACCTTCATCGGTAGTAACAAGTCCTGCAGGTAACACAACACCGGATGCTGTGGCACCTGTTCCCAAGAACGTTTTGTTAAAGGCGTGATTAAAATAAGCCATTGTTTTTGTTTTTAGTTAATAAATATATACACTATAATATAGGTAATCTCTTTTAGATTTCCAAATTATTTTAAGAAAATAAGTTTGTACTTAGCTGTGTTGATACTGTCTTTCAAAGTATCTAAGCTATTTACAAGTTCTGAATAAGGCATCTTACCTTGTAAGGTAGTTACCATTGCATACATGTCTCTTAGATAACTGATACCATCTTCTACGGATGAAAGTGATCTTGGTGATGCATCTGTGTAACTAAGTAACTTCTCAGAAGCTCCTTGATATCCTTCAGCCAAAGCATCAGCATGTCCAGGTAATGCATCATATAAATCATTCAATGCTGTGTGTGCAGCAAATGATCCTGTACCAGTTACTTTAAGGTGTAGTTTGTGAAAGCTTGTTGCAGCATTCATTAACTCTGATACACATGCTGCTGTCATAGAATCAATTGATCCTCCTGCCGGTGCTGAATAACTTGCTGTGGGAGCAGAGTCTCTTTTTAACATTCTAGGTTTGTCCATTTTTTAGTTGTTACGTTCTGCAGTCTCAGAACCTCTGGAGAATTGGTTTCCTGATTCTATATCTCCAGCAAGTATACTAGCTGCCTCATCAATTAATACTTCAATTATATCATCTTTAAATTCACACTGTACATTTGTAACAGATTGTAATCCCGTGTACGGATCCACACAACCCTCAACTTGAATCTTTCTTGGTTGTCTGTAATAAGTCAGTGCCATTGATGATACATTGAATTCACCATTAGTATAAACATAGATTCTATTATTTTTTATAGTAGCAAAAGTCTCTGCCCATTCAAAGCTAGGCTTCTTAGCATCATCTCTAAGTAACTGACTTAAGTTAGCTTCTTCTGCTAAGTAAACTACCATACGTCTATCAGCACAGCATGGGTTTGAAGCATAAGCATCTACTCTTTTCCATTGGAAATAATCTTCTGGAACACCAATAGAGAAAGCAATCTGTTCATCAGTAGATCCTAATTCAGATGTAATAAGCAAGGCTTGAAGGTCATCAATTCTTCTTGTTGACTCTTCATCACCTTCCTTAACTATATTTAAACCATGAAGCTGTCTTCTGGACCACTCTACCTGAGCTTTATTAAATGCCTCAACTATCTGCCAACATTCAATGTTGTCATAGTCCTGAGAATCTAACTTATTCAGACGTTGTTTAATCTTTATGGTTAATACACTATTTAGCATCTCAATTATTTATAAGGTGGATTCCATCCTTCTTTTTTCTTTGCTTTACTTTTAGATGCTGCCCAAAGTCCAAGACCACCGGCAATCCCTACACTAAGACCAAGTCTTTTTTTCCACTTTGCAGCGTTGTCTTTGATCTCTTCTCTAGTCATTGGTTTTTCTTTTGACTTCTTTTCTGCAGGTTTCTTTTTAGCCGTAGTCTTTTTCTTAGTAGTTGTTGTAGATGCAGGTTTAGCCGTAGTAGTTTTTTTCTTAGGTGTTGCAGGTTTTCCAGCTGCAGCTTTAGCATCCTCAGCTTTTAACTTTTCTTTTAAACGTGTGCGTTCCATTCTTTCAAATGCTAAACGGAACTCATCATCTGTAAAATTAGGAATATTTACACGTTTAGAAGTTTTTGGCTTTGCTGTTGTAGATTTAGGTGCTGTGACTTTAGGTGCGGTAGTTTTAGGTTTAGCAGCCGTAGTTGTCTTAGGAGCGGTTGTAGCTTTTGGAATTTCCGTAGGTTTTGCTACTTTGGCTGCAGGAGCTTTTTTTACAGTTGTTGCTTTTTTAGTTTTCGCAATAGCTGTTGTAGCCATTTTTGCAGGACTAGTTTTCTTAACAGCAGTTGCTACTTTAGCAGTTGTGGTTGCAGCTTTAACACCTCTTACTACAGGCTTAGCAGCGGTAGCAGCTTTAACAGTTGATGCAACTGTCTTTACTATCTTTCCTTTGTTGGCTTTAGGTAATGAACTTTTCATGACTCAATTATTTTTTCTTGTTCTTCTTAGCTCCTGCAATTCTATCAGCAGCTGTAGCTTTGTCATATGGTGGAGCTAGTGCAGCAAACTTTGTAGCTTTAGTTGCACCACCTTTTCGCGCCATTGGTGTCTTTCCCATTGGTGCATCAGGACCTGTCATTGGTACTTTACTATCAATGATTCTTCTTTTACCAGTTGATTTACTTAATCCATCTTTCATCCAACTAACCATTTTAGGACCACCATTTTGTTTTTTAGCAACACCACCAAGTGCCATCTTACGTTCCATAACACATCTACCACTAGCATCTCTTACACTACCATTTTTACATGATGCCATTACCGCACGGTTAGGAGCAAATGATCCAGTTACTCCACCTTTAGCATATGTCTTTTTTACACCAGTTGTATTAGCAGGAAGTGATCCGCCTTTCTTAAGCATGCGTCCTTCTTGTGTTCTTGGATTATTACCATATTTAGGCATACCAATAATTCCGGTCATACCACCTTCTTTGAATCTTTTAGATTTCATAAGTTCTTCAGCTTTTTGTTTTTCATATTTTCTGTCCCACCTTTTATCCTGGCGGTCCATTTTTCTTTCAGCTCTCATACCCTGTCTAATTGTTTTTTTAGAAACAGGATCTTCAGTAGAGGTACCACCAGCTTTCATTCTTTTTGCGCCACCACATTGAGCGCATGCCATCTTTGCCATGATTATTTCTTTTTACTAGTTGTTTTTTTCTTTTTTTGAGCAGCTTCTTTTTGTTTCATACCTGTACCTTTTTTCATAGTTGCCAAAGTTGATTTAACTTTGCTTCTAGGTATAGTCCAAGATGTATAGCTTCTCATGCCTCTTCCTCTATCTCCTACTCCATCTGAAGGATCTGTTTTTTTCTGCTTTATGGTAAATTCTTTTTTACCTTTTGAGTAACCAGTAGTATCAATAGAAGTATACTTACTTGGTAAGGAAACAACTCTATCTCCACCAACATTTCTAGTATGTACTAAACCGTGGCTTGTACTTCTTACAACTCCTTTTTTATTAGCAAAGTATGTTCTATTATGCAAGTCTGTTTCACCTTCTGATCTTTTGACATCCCAATACTTATGACTATAAGTCGGTTTCTTAGCAGCAGGTTTATTAGTAGTCTTTTTAGCAGCAGGTTTTTTACCTCCCTCAAAAACCTTATTATAAATCTTTTTTCCGCGTGCAGTTTTTCTTTCAGAAATGATTTGCTCATTACTTTTTCTTTCTGCTGTAAAATCTCCCATTATATATATTTTAACAATTCCACTTTCTCAAAGACTTATTGATTCTTGAGTTAGGATCATTTGCTGTCTTTGCACTTGTTAGTTTTTTCTTCATTCCTGACATTCTACTACAGAAAGACTTGCGTCTACCTGCTGCTGCGCTTCCAGGTTTAATCTTTGAAGGTTTAGTAGTTACAGCTGTCTTAAGTTTACTACCAGGATTAGCTGCTCTATAGCTTGCTACACCTTTAGCGTTAAGACCTCCTGTAGGATTCTTACCTTCTTTGCGTGTCCAAGCTGCGGTGCTTCCTCCGGTTTTGTATTTTTGAAAGTCAGAAGTAGACTTTACTTTCTTACCACCTATCACCAACTTTCTTGATTCCTTAGATGATTTCCAGTTGAGATCATTATCTCTCTTTACTACTTGCTTCTCTACATACTTAACTCTAGGACTACCCTTAGTTTTGTACTCAACATCCTTCTCTTTAAAAACGCCAGTCCCAGTCATTGGATTATATTTACTAATCTCAATGTGTTTACCGCCACTTGACTTGGTAACTTCTCTGTTTCTTTTGAGTTTACCTACAGGCATTGTTATTGTTTCTTAAGTTTTTTAACAGCAAAGTAACCACCTGCTCCCGCAGCTCCTGCTCCAAGAATACCACCTACTACACCAGCTCCTTTTTCTTTAAAGTTACTCCAAGCTCTAGCTCTTTTATTCTTTTTCTGGGCACGGCTAAAATTACATCCTCCGCGTTGCGCTTCAGGTAGTGAATTCATATTACCTATAATAGCTCCTTTGCTAGCTTTCTTTAATTGAGCTTCTTTAACATTATTAAAATGTGTAAGAGGATTTGTTTTCTTTTGCGCTTTCATAATTATTTCTTTTTAATAGCTGTAGGTTTTTTAACAGCTGTAGGTTTTTTAGCAGTGGTTTTTTTAGTGGTAGGCTTTTTCTTTTTTGAACCAAAGGCAGCTTCAGCTAACATACCTGTACCAAGAACACCTAGACCAAGACCCATTGCTTTAAGTTTAGTTTTAGCAGCATCACTACTACTACCAGGCATTGATTTACCAGCATTACGTCTATCTCTATAGAACTCACTTCTCTTCATATCGTCCAGTCTCTCATACCGACCCTTGTCACCATATCCTTTTTTGATATTTTTAACAGCATCCTTCTTCTGTACCGTACTGGATTTCTTAACACTTTCAGAAACGTTTTTAGCAAACTCATTATCAAATACTCTATTACTATATCCTTGAGGATTAGCCTTACTTAGTGTCTTTGCTGTTTTGTATCCTTGCTTAGCTCCTTTTACAGCACCACGAAGTGATTTAACAATAGTGCCAAGACCCGCCTTTTTTAATTTTTGTGTTTTCATCTTATCTTTTTTTAGCCATTGCTTTAAATGTCTTAGCCAAAGCTTTACGCTTTGGTGTACAAGTCGGTTTTGTCATTGGAGTACAATAGCCTTTGTGAGCAGGATTAACTGCTTTCTGAATCCAGTTCTTATCTTTCTTCTTAGCTGTTGCCATGACTATTTCTTTTTAGTAGTAGCTCTAATCTTTTTCTCTTGCTTAATCATTGCTTGAGTAGGTTTCTTTCCAGAACCTTTAGCAGCACGGATGTTATCCCAGAGACCTCTCTGGGAATAACTACCGTCTTTTCTTTTAAGCATTTGCTTAGCCATTATCTCAATTCTTTAGATGGCTCAGCATTTTTTGGAGCAACACTAGTTCCTCCTACTCTACCTTTAGCAACTGTCTGAACAGTAGCTGCTGGATTAAGACCAACAAAGGTCCCTTTGCTTCCCGGAACTGTTTGTACTTGTACACTTGCATTTGGGTTCTTAAGTTTCCCTGTTGTATAGTTTTCCATCTTATTTAGTTTTTTCTTTTCTTAATAGTCTTAAATACTTTTTTCACATCCTTTTTAGTAAGGGTAGAATCAATTGGTGTTGGCTTCATGTATGGTGTTTTACTACCGCCCATTTGAGCTTTTGGCATTGCCTTCTTAGGAGCCGTAGATGTACCACCTACTCTACCCGTTGCACGCTTAGCAGCAGTTGCTTTAGGATTAACTCCAGACTTAACTCCTTTAGATCCAGCTTTCTTAAGTGCAGAAACTTTAGCATTAGGATTTACCATACCACCTGTTTTGTAAGTAGCTTTAGCAGCACCTCCTCTTTTTTGTTTTGGTGTTTCTAAATCTGCTAATTTACTTTTAGTATACGCTATTCTACTTGGAGAAAAACTAGGTGCATATTCTGCTCTAGCTCTTCCTGGTGCAACAGGACCTAAACTGTCATAAAAAGATCTGTCCATCGCATTTGTGTTTTCCATATCAGAGAGGTTATCTCTAGTATAGGCTAAGTCATCAAACTCACCATTTGGTTGTGAACCCCAATACTTTGCAGTATCAGTCATTTTCTTTTTATAAGCATACGGATCTGTTCCTCCTCCGGTTTGATACTTCTTAGCACCACCCATTTTATACTTAGCAGCACCGGCACCTGTTTTACCAACTTTAGATGCAGCGGGCTTCATACCCTTCATTGCTTTTGATGCAGCTGCAATTTTAGCTTTTGGTGAACCTAAACCAGCTTTAGCAGTACCACCCGTTTGATATTTAGCAACTCCTCCTTTTTTCATTGTAGCAGGTGCCTTATAACTATTCATCCAAGGAGTTCTCATTCCCGCAGGAGTCTCATCTATGATTTGTCTAATTTGAGTAGGTGAATACTTTTTCTCAAGTTTCATTTTTTCCTTATCTCCTTGTTTAACAAAACTGTCATATTTTTTTTTCTGATTGACAGTTCTTTTTTCATCTTGACGGGCCTCACGTTTTGCAACACGGGCTTCTTTTCTTGGATTATTAGGCATGGTACTATTTATTAAATTATTTATAAATTAAGAATTCCAAAGTTTTTCAATCTTCATATTGAGATCCTTAAGAACATCTTCATTTAAAGGGTTTCTCAAGTACTCAATAACATCAGATGTATTTCTACCTAACATTGCTCCTGACTGAGTATGATAGATATAACCATCCGGCTTATTAATAATATACTTAAAAAATATTGAATCTTTGACAATTGCTTTAATTTTTAATGTTTCCATATCTAAAGCGGCAGCATCTAGGAAGCCTTTAGCAGATCTTTCCTTATTACCTTCTGAGCCTTCACCGTTGATATGTCTATCCATATTGTCATAGATAACATCATTTGGAGTATACTTTTTATATTGTACACTAGCTGTATCTACGGCCTTAGCAATGTAGAATAGCTTAGTGCTGTTCTTATCAAATAATTTCTGAAGTTCAGCAAGTGCTTTGTTACGCAGCTTCTTGTATTCAGTTCTAGCTCCTGCAGTTTCTTGAGCTTTATCTAAATAAAACTTTGGTGGAATAGCTCTTGATCTTGCTTCATCATAGCTTCTTGATACAAGAGAGAAACCTCCAGCTTCAATAGCCTGAAGTTTAATTCTATCAAATGGGTCCTTATTATCCAAGAATACGGGATCATTACCGCATGATAAGTAAATCTTATTCCAGAACTCTGCATTGTCCGGTCTTAGTAATTTTACTTTAGTCCAGAACTGTGGGTCATCAATCTCAAGTACGTTAGCTGCCAAGTCTCTTTCTAAGTCAGCTACCATTACTCTAATCTCTTTAATCTTTGCTTCTCTTTCTTGTGGATCTTTAATCAATTTAATCTCTGGTGCAAATTCATTTAGTCCTGTGATATACTGAATTACTCCATTTTTTTCTAAACATGCTAATTGCTCAGTGTGTGTTACACCGTCAAATAGGGATAGACCATATTGTTCTAGACCCATGTTAGATACTGAATTGTCAAAATAAGGTTTAACAGAGATATTTGAAGTTTTGGTATCTCTTGTTTCTACCATTGTGAATGTTGAATTTTCCATTTTGTTGTTGGTTTGTTGGTTTAAATTGTTGGTTTGTTAAAACAGGGAGAGGAGGGCTTTTACACCCTCCTCTGTGTTTCTGATTATATATTAGAATGATCCACCAGTAATTGGATTTCTCATAACAATCTTAAGGACTTTAGTTGGATCCTTAACCCAGATAGCTGGCATTGTTTGAGACATCATTACGCGGTAACCATTGAATTGGCCAGAAGACTGGAACCCTTGTGTACGGCCCATGTAGTCCATTGTACCATTTTGATACCACCACTTCAATTGGTTATCCCAAGACAACTTCAATAGGTAGATGTTATCATTTGTATTATCAGTGATATCAAAGATAATGAATGAATAAGATGACAATGGGAAACCATCAATGATTGGGTTCTCAATATCATTTGTATGAACGTTGTCAAATGCTGGGTTCAACACAAACTTAACGTTAGCCAAGAATGGAATAACATAAGAAGTGTAAGCAAATCCAAAGTTCAAGTCCATTCCTTTACCAGTGATTGCACCGATATCAGCAGCCTGAATCAAAAGACCAGATGCAATTGCTTCTCTACGGATAGCATCATTCACCATACGCATACCACCCATACCAGTTTGAACTACTAGGGAACGCTTAGGATCTGGACCTTGGAACTCAACCTTACCATTGAAGAAGTTGTAGATTTCTCCACGGAACAAATCAAGGTTAAAGTTATTCTTGTTGTAGATTCTCTTGAAAGAGTTATCCAACTGTTTCCAAAGACCCACAGACAATCTAACATCATCCGGACCATCTTGGCGTACTCTACCTCCTTGTCCCCACATCAAGTAAGTCTCAATGTCAGATGCAACTTTAGAAAGGTGAGCTGCTTCCATGTTTGTCAAGAATGTTCTTGAAAGGTCTCCGTTATCAAAAGCTTTCTTTACAGAATCTTTACCCATAACTTTAACCATGTCTTCCAAAGACGTGATTGCTGGATCAATGTTCTTGTTGAATGTTCTCCAGATCTCAGTTACAGGAACTGTACCATCTGCATTCATACCACCTTTGATCATCAAGTCTGCACGTGAAGAAATAGAGTAGTGAACGTGAGCTTCAGCTCCTCCTACGTAGTTGTAGAATTCACGGAATCCAGCGTTAGTAATGATGTCAGAGAATCTTTCACCATACTCACCTCTTGCAGAACCTTTACGGAAGATCTTAGTACCGCTAGCAAGATACTTGTTGTCAAGATACTTGTAGTTGTCATTGTTTACCAACTGTACGGTATAGATGAATCCGTCTCCAATAGGAAGGATGTCATCCTGTGTTACGTACATCTCAACACCGTTGTACTTGTCATAGGTAAGGATATCACCATGACCAAACTCACGTCTGTTAAGTTTAATTTTGAATGTGTTACCATCTACGCCTTTGAAGTCATTGAGTGGCTCAATATCTTCAACAACGTAAGGTAGGTCAATAGAGACCGGAGTCTGCCATTTGTACTCTCCACGAGCATTGTCTACCATGATTACATTCTTCCCTCCAAATGATGACATTTGATAAAGGGGCATTTCTACTTTTTGAGCCATTGCCCAAAGGTCTACTGGACCCAGATCCATAGGTTCTGCGTCTTTCAACATGTTTGTGAGGTGGTATGAATCTACGTGGGACGATGCATTGTATGCCGTGTCACGCAGGAATATACCATTGTTTAAAACTGGAGTTGCCATTTTGTATTTGTTTGTTAATTGTTACTAGTTAAAAGCGTCTAAATATATTGTTACTTCTTGAAAGTGTCTTTGAACTTTTTGTACCTGTTCTTGGTTTATCTTCTTCTTCATGTTGTACAGAAGAGCTGATCTTTCTTTGTTGTTCTGTTTTAAGTGCTCTTACTGTTTTCTCAGTAGCTGCTTTACCACCTTGCTCTTGAATCTTAGCTTTGTAAGTTTCAGGAGAAGCCAATAACCAAAGTGCTTCTGCAATAAGATCATGTCTTGGTTCTACAAACTGATACTTCTCAAGCAAGTGTCCAAGCAGGTTTGTAGGTTTTCCAGAGATAGATGGGTAGTTTGGTTGAACCAATCCTGAGTAAAGCATGCTTTGCAATTTCTTATCAAGCTTTACTCCACCAATCTCACCTGTAGAAAGTGTGTTATACACATTATCTGTGTAAGCTTTTGCTGCTTTTTCTTGTTGCTCTTTCTTTACTTCTTGCTCAGCTAGTTGTCTTGCAATGATTTCATCTTGCATTTTATCTAGCTTTGGCTTAAGTTGATTAGCTTTCTGCTCAAGTCTATCAAGATCTCTCCAATCTTCTATCTCAGATTCAATCTCTTCAGGTGTACCAAATCTTGTAGCATGTAGATATTGTCTTGCAATCTCTTCTTGATCATATTGATCAGTTGGATCTAGTTGACGCATTTCCTCAACATGAGCTAAAGTTCTGAACAGACCTTTAAGATCTTGGCCACCATCCGCTACATACTTTGCAGCATACTGAAGTTCTTCTGGAAGTGCAGCAAAGAATTCTCTTGGAGTGTTTTCTCTAATTTGATTCTCACGCTCTTGGAAGTTAGCTTCAAAAAGTTCTCTAAAATCTTTTGTTGTGTATTCCTCTAAGGGCTTATCATCATCAAAACCTACTAGAGTTCCTTCTTCAATCATTTTAGATGCTAGTTCAGCAAGACCTGATTTATCAATCTTTGGTCTTCCTTTATTTCCAGCATCCTCTTCTTGTGAAATGAGTACATCAAGTTCAGCAATAGTTTCTTCTACTTCTTGTTTCTCCTCTACTGTAGCTTTATTACTACTGCTAGGAGAAGACCTATTGTCAAGGAACGTGGTGTCTACATTCTCTTTTGAGAAGATAGACTTGGGTTTTTCATCTTCTTCTCCCGGTAGCATGATATTCTCAGCCCCCGGCATTCCAAAGATTTCATCAATGTTTACATCTGCTTGTGATACCGTTGTACTATTAAGCAATTGCACATCATTTTTTTCTATTGACATCTGTGTTGGTTTTGTTGGTTATTAATTTAATATAAGCAAAATTGTAAAAATAAACTTATGAAATTTAAAACAGAAATATGAATTTTTGCATTATATAGCTAATGCATAACTCTTATTTTCCTTTGTCATATTTATTCTTATTTTCTCTTGCAATTTGCAGTTGTTTATCAGCAAGTTCTCTTTGTACTTGAAGCTTCTCTCTTTCTATTTGATTCTTCTCAGAGGCTAGCATATTTCTATTAGTATCTCTTTCTCTTTCCAAAGAAGTTTGATGCTGATACTGTTCAGTTGCGCGGATCTCTTTCATTGAATCTTCATAGTCAGACATCTGGTTTTGATTAGTGTCTGTCATAGCACCCATACCAGCTGCTCTAATTTCAGCAACAAGAATATCACGCTGTCTGTTTTTCTCAGCCTCAGCAGCTTCATGATCAATTTTAAGTTTCTCTTGTTCAGCATTTGCTTTGAGTTGTTGTTCTTGCATTTGCTGTTGAGCCTGTTGTTCTTGTTGTTTGACTTGATTAGTTTTCTCTTCAGATGTTTTAAGAACTGAATTAAGTTCTGCAATAGAGTCAGATTGAATTACTCTACCTAAGTCATATATACTAGCTCCTGTAGTATTATTGTTTAGGGACATAGACTTAAGTTGTTCTAGAATGGCCCGGTGATTTGCTGTTGTGCTAGCAAAGATGTTTAGATCCCGCATAAGTAAATCAGTACCGTTGATCTCAAAGTTTACTCTCTCATCTGCAGTGGTCATATACTGAAGTCTAAGAGAAGGTTTAGTAGAATGATAGTACTGAGCTAAGTCTGTACGCATCTGGTGTACTCTAGGCATCAGATAGTCACAGTGCTGGATAAAGTAAGTTTCTGTCTGCGCATATGAGGCAGCTACAGCCTGCTCTACACCTGTTGCGGTAGTCTGTGCAAGTTGTTGTCCCATACGCTGAGGATTCACACCAATTACTTCATATGCTTGCTGCTTAAAATAGTTGGCAAGCTGAATCCTTGACATTAATCTATTTGTTTGTTCCAGGTCTAGCTTTTGGAAATGCTGGAAGTTAATTGCATTCTCTGTGTTTGTGATAGATGTATCTAGCGGTAACATCTGGAAATTCTTCATTGCCACATATGCTTTAGCTAGATTGTTCTTACCCCAGTCTTCTCCAGCAGAGTGTCTTGGTAGAGCATTCTGATCTAAGAGGATTACAGTACCTAGTTCATCCACTAAGATATCCGCTATCTGATTGTTTACAATGTTGTATCCAATCTGGTATGGCTTCATCAAATCAATGAGTGCAGTAGACTTAGTATTTCTATCTGAGAATACAGCACCCTCTACAGGAAGCTTACATCCATATAATGAGTTGTCTCCTTTGAACTGGAATTTTACCGGCCCAATATGGTTTCTGTCAGCTCCAAGATAGATAGGTGAGAATCCACCAGGGTTATTCATACCCCAGAATGAAGGAATATTTGGCCCAATCTTAATGCCTCCCCATACTTCATTGATCCAGATCCAGTCAATGTGTTCACCAAATACTAGATTATCCTTAGTCTTATTTTTAAAGAGTCTAGTATCATAAATAGGATTGTCTGTTACTTTATAGTCTTCAGTAATAATCTCAGTGACTACTTCACCATTGTCCATTACTTTGGTAAGATGTCCTACTCTACGTTGTGACTTCCAGTATCCTGTAGTTACACGTAGTAAGTATGCTGTACCGGCTACATTAAAGTCTTCACCTTCTGATAGGATCTGTGTAATTACATCACCTGCATCAGTGATATTACCGGCAACCATAGATGTATATTGTCTATAGGCAAGTGACGGCATATTGGTATTCCACTCATGCGTCTTAGTAGCATCATAGAATGAACCATCATTCTGTTGTCCAGTAATGTTATATCCAGCTGATCTGATAGGATAGATAGCTTCTAAGGCCTCCATCTGATCTTCTGTCATCATATACCCATACTTGTCAATTACATCAGCTACAGTAAACATATCTGTTTTACCTACCCAGTTAGCTTGAGAAATATATCTAGCATCTGGTGACTTGTGATAAAAACAAAGAACCGGATTCCAGAGTTCTACTTCATAGTCATCTTCCATCATACGCATATGCCAGAACTCACGGTCTGTAATAAGCATATCTCTAAAACCTCTTTCTTCTAATTCATCAATTCTAAAACGTTCAACATCTACCTTGTGTTGGTGAGATGCCCATTGTTCTATCATGGATCTGTAATCTTTCTTGAAAAACATTTCAATCTCAGGAAGTGATTTAATGTTGTCTGGTGACATTTGTTGTTGTGCTTCTTCAGACTGCGGATCTAATCCTTGTTTAAGAAGAGCTCCTTGAATTTTCATTTGAGCATCTGACATTAGTACCTCTTCTACAGCGGCACGTTTCTGTTCCATCATCTCATTGTAAGAGAACTCATCTACTGCCCGGTAAGTAAGTTTAGTTGACCTCTTAGCAAACTCAGCTACAAGAACATTAATAACATTAGGTATAATTGGGTAGAACTTAAGTTCAAGAGCAGAGTAATCTTCTTTTGTAAGAGTCTCTACAATATCTCTCATCTCATTGTCTTCTTCTATGATATAGTCAGTCTTGTCTATAATACCCTTAGCAAGCTTATAGTTCTTCATGAACCTGCGAGCATTTCTGCGGATTTGTTTTAACCCGTTCCACTCTAACCAGTCTAAGTTCCAGGCTGCCCACTCCTGGTCTTTATCTTTCTTGGGGATAAATTGTAAAGGTTGGGTAATACTACCCATTCTATTATGTTGCGCTTTAGCTCCTTTTTTGAGCTGCATTGCATTATATATTTCCATACCTTTTATTTAAAGTTTTTAAATGGTGATCTTTTAATTACTTTGCCGCCACTTCGCATACCATTCCCCATGTGCCGGAAAGGGCTATGAGGTAATTTAAACAAATTATCTGACTTTTGCAAGTTTTTGGCTGCATCATCCATGATGACACGCTTCTGATATCCTCTATTTGATTGTTGAATTCTCATAAAAGCAACTAGTGCAGAGAAGGCTACTAGCCTATCCACGTTGAGCCCTTCTGTATAAGCTTGCATTTCTTTAAGCAACATAGGATCAGGAATACGTTCTATGCCATAAGTAGTCTTTACTATAGTACCATCTTCTTTGGTAACGGTATCTAATTCTTCTCTGGTATATTCTATGACATAACTTAGAAGGTGAGTCTTGAATAGTATCCCTGTATTCTTCCATCCATACTCCTGGAACACGTTAGCATTAGCACCTAAATCTTTGAGAAACATGATCTGTGTTCTAGGTACTAGATATCTTTGTTTCTTTCTTGATATCATGTACTGGATAAACAATGAGATGTTGTTCTCTATCACCGTCCAGGCATTGTACCATTCAATGATTAACTCCAGTCTCTCATGTGTTTTCTTGATATCATCAAATCTACCACACCATGCAGCTACTATCTTATCCTGCTCTATAAAGTTTTCTACATCTACGCCACTAATCTTAGTTACTTCTACAGGAGCTTTCATCACATAGATAGAACACAATGAGTCAGATGTATTTGTTTTACCTTCAGATACGGGGTCAATAGATGCATAATACATACCAAAGGTTGGATCTTTTACAGGTCTTTCATATACAATCAGAGTTCCTGTTTTATCTTCTGTCTTCTTAGATATAGGAAATTCAGATATAGGAAGTTTATTAGTCTCTCTAACCTTGGGTATACCTTGCTCATCTCTGTAGATTTCTAAGAACTCATAAGAGTATTCTTTGTCTTCTATTCTTCTAAGCTGAGCTCCTACTAAGTGTTGTGGGAATATAGATACCTTTCTATGTTTAAAGGCTTCTTCAATGTTTCTTGGATGCTGTGATACTTCAAGCTGATATGCTTCCGGTGACATCTTTTTCTTACACTCCTCAAAGTAATCATCTAGTGCCTGCAGCGCTTCTTCTACTAATGAGTTACCGTAAGCGTCTATATACGGTGGCATCGACCACTGCTCTGGAATAAACAAACCTGATACACCTATAGTACCTTTACTATCTATGAGATCAGTATCTACAGCATAGATATCAGTACCCTCCGGATTAAGGATCATTTCCTTCAACGGCTCACACTGGTCTAAGTCTCCCACAGATCCCGCAGCAATGAACATACCTGTAGTTATCATACCTGACTTAAGCGCTGGCTTGATGTATCCAAAGGTAGTATTCATCTTAGGTGCAATCCCAGCCTCTTCATGAAAGAAGTATTTTACTGGACCCCCTACACCATTTGTAGGATCTTTTTCAAATGACATACCTTGAATAGTACCTTTGAGACCTACTTCAGTCTTTCTATCTCCTTTTCTTACTTCAATCTTCTGCTGCCACATCATTACCTTGTCTGGTGACATAGGTCTATACCATGCAGTATGTTCATTCAAGAAAGCTGCATACTCAGATAAGAACTTCCAAGTACCTTTCTCATTGATGTAATCTTTAAGAGATGCACCCATCTTAAGTGTAACCCCTGCTTCAAACCACTGTTGATTAAGTAACTTACCGGCATGATAATAAGAAGAAGCAATCTGACGTTTCTTAAGAATAGCTGAATGCTTATAGTGTAACTCAGCTAACAGTTCATAGAGAGCCATGTGATACTGAGCATCCCGTATATCAGCAAACCCAAAGGCTTGAATCTCCTTATTAAAGATTGGTAAGAAGTTAAGCCACATGTAATACTCCCGGGCTAAGAACCATATCTCTTTACCAGACTTTACAATAACACCTTTACGGCATTTCTCTTTCTGGTCATCCCAGTAATTAATAAAGTCCTTAGACTTATATGGGGCAGTACAGTATATCTTGTTTTCATTAAACACTCTACACTGCTCATTAAAGATCTTACTACTATCCTCATTAAAGTTGTACTGACCGGGCTCTCTGAATATGCTGAATATAAAAACTCTGAACTCATCTCTGCTTTCAAAGTTGGTAGTAGTCCAGGTTCCATTATCCCAGGTAGGTATATCGTTCCAGAATTCCATTATGAGTCATAAGCTAATCCCTGACCACCTCTTACTTTACTCTGTTGCTCATCTTGTAGGTCTTTATATACACCCTTAAATGATTGTCTAATGGCATCAAAGTCTTTTGCTACAGCTCTAATCTGTGCTATGTTACCATCTTTACCATCAGTAATCTGAGTAGTAGCTAAGTACCTTGCTATTCTATCTAGAGCTTTCTGCATACCATCATACGCGCGGGAGGTTGGTGTCTCATATAATCTTGCACAGAACTGCAGGGCTGTATAGATGTCTTTATCTTCCGGGGAAAACTCTGCCTCTATCTGATCTAAGATCAAGTCTTCTTTATCCATTGCCGGAGTATGAAAGAATATATTTAAATCAGGATTAGGACATGTCATATAGAACAGGTACAGGTAGATCTTTAGATAGTCATTAGGATAATTATCCATGATATCTTTAAGTGCTTTCATTGTAAAACAATGCTCAGTAGGTACAACTACCCCATTTTGCACGTCAAATAATCTTACTATCATTTCTTTTTAATTTGGTCTCTGTTATCATATAGCCAGTTAATGATGGAGATAACTTCATCTGCTAGATATGGTACTTCCATTTGTATAACTTCTTTAATTACGGGATCTCCATTTGATGAATACCTGGTAATAGGATAGCCGTATTCATCTGTTCCCTCTATTTCAAAAAGCACATGGTGAATGTATATCTTTCCTGGCTTAAGTTTACGGTTATGCTTCAGTATAATATACATATAAATACTCAGCTGTAGAGCATAGTGGTTAAAGTTACAATCATCTAAATGACTTACTGGATGGGACATTTTATCTGATGTCCCTTCCCAGTTCTTAAATGATTCTGTCTTAATCTCCTTATTAGTCTTATAGTCAATAATGTTTACTTTACTATTGACTACTTCAACTAAGTCAGATTGACCACATATGCCCGCAGACTTAATGTAAACCATGTGCTCTGGGTAGATCCCATCTGTAAGCTTTTGTTCAGGCGCTTTTTTCTGAGAGTTTTCCTCAATAGGTTTATAGATTGGAATAGGTATACCTTCTAACTCTATAGAAGATAAAGAACATATATCTGTTTCTCTCTGGTTGTGATAGAATGTTCCCAGTGTGGTAGCACGGTCAGCTTCTGCTTTCCATAGTTCAAGAATCTTTTCTGGTGGAATACCATACCATTTAGACCTAGTCTTCTTGGTTACACTGGCAGCTACTTTCTCAGCATCAAACGGTTTCTTAAAGTTAGACAAGAGTGATGTTACACTTATCCAGTCTATACCTTCTGCCTCAATGCTCTTGTAGCTATGATCTGCAGCATTAAATATAATACTCATAGTGCGTCTAGTTTATCCTCATCTTCTTCTGATAGTAGTGCAAACCATCTACCATCTGGGCATTCAGTTGATAAGGCTCTGAGTTTAAATGTTAAAGAACATCCACATAATCCACAACATGGTTGTGTTCCGGGTACAGCACATTCTTTTCCTTTGGTATCTTGATGTTCACATGAATCACAAATGTCTCTTCTATGCTCAGCAATATCTTCTACAAATTCATCACGGATGACAGAGTTTTTAATACCCTCCATAATTTGTTTTCTATTCTTCCAAATTTCCTTGATTCTTCCGGCCATCTCTAAATGCTTTTTTAGTTTCTAAGAATTGATTTATGTTTTTTATTGCTACAGAAAGTTTCTCTAACTTCTGTTCAGCGCTTTTTTTGTTATGATAGTTTATGAAAGTCTGAGTGTCATACTTGTTATTTAGGTTTCTGTACTTCAGAATTAGTGCATCTACACTTTTCTTCTGAATTATAAAGTGACCTAAACCAGGTAAGTTTATTCTTAGATTTTCTAAACTTGATAAGTTCTTTCTTACTTCTTTGTAATAAAAACTTACTATGTCATCTACTAAAGATGCTGGTATGTCATATTGCTCAGCAACTGCTTTAATTATTACTTCCGGCTTCTTTGGTATCATCTCCTAAAAATTTATAGTCAAGTAATACTGTCCCGGTAGTTTGTATTTGCAAAGTAGGGTTGAGCATGATAATCTTTTTGTTGTTGGGATCTTTAACAACAAGATTGTTTTTCTCAGCCTTGTTAATGCAGTTTCTCACAGTCTGTGGAGTTTTGAATATCCAGTCTTCTTCAGTAGATGCGTCATAACAAAAATGTGTAAGTTCTAAGGGTTGATTAAAGCTCAACAAAGTCAAGCAGTTAAGGTCAGACTCACTCACTGTTATACGACTAAGGTAACAGTGAGTTAAGATCTGAAACTTTACAATCTCCCACTTAGGCATTCTTACACGCTTCTGTACTTGATTTACTAAAGCCATGATTAATTCTTCTTAAGTCTTTTACCTTCTTGTTTGATTTCTTCTCTCAATGCTTCTGGAGAATCTTGTGCATCTGCTTCGGCTTCTTCTTGTTGAGCTGCCATCATTGCATACTGCATTTGGATATTGGTTCTCTTCCAACGTGCCTCATCAATCTTCAATAAAGTTTCCTCATAATCAGCTTGCGCTTTAAGATAAGGCATTGACTCAGTATAAAACTGAAGCATCTGTTCTCTCTTTTCATTCAATTCTTCTGGAGTTAACTCCATCTCTTTTACTTGTTCTTCCATGACTTCTATATTTTAAGTTTACACAAATATAGAACAAAAGTTTAAACCTTGTACATTTAAAACAAAAAACCCAGATAGTGTAACTACCTGGGCTTACTTAATGTTCTAAACTTTTATCTATTCTTCATTGTGAAGTTGAATAGAGTAATAAGGTAAAACTGTCTTGAGATGTCTACTTCTAATGTTAAGATATCAATCTTTCCAAGACGTGCTCTTATTTGGAATTTGTCCCACTGTTTGTTGTGGACTCTCCAGTTGTTTCTAAATATCATAGTCTTATTATTTATAAGGTACATAAGATGTTCCTTTACCTGACTTAACAGCTTTAAGGATTTGCTTTCTTTGCTTACCGGTAGACTCGTAAGATACGTGTACCCAATCAGGATTACTATCTGTACCAAATTCCCAAATCATTTGATCAAAGCTTAGGTTGTCTTTAATAAAATCAAAGATTTGCTTATTAGTAACTGTAGTACCGTCCATATCAATGTCAATAGCTTCACCTGTACAATGCTGTGAACTTAAAGCACCACCAACTGCTGTGTTTAGTTCTTTGCTACGGTATCCTGATGAAAGGATAATAGGAACTCCAAAGTGCTCTCTAATAGGCTGGAATACTTTCTCAGCTAATAGTTTAAAGTTTTCAATGTGTTCAGGTGTTGGCATGTTGCTGATACCTTTTCTTTTAGCAGTTTCTGATCTCATCACTTCTGCTAATGCTAAATTTTTACTTAGTTGCATGTTGTTTATTTTTTAAAGTACAAGTCTGCTTCAGCTTCTCTGCGTCTAACAAGACCTTTTAATGTTTTACCTCCTGCTTTTACCCACTTCATAAATTCTAATCTGATAGATTCATCTTCAGGATTAGCATTTACTTTCTTAAGTAGAGTAGAAGCTTTTAAATTTGCTGGACCCAAGTTATATGCAAATGATACTAATGCATCAAACTGGTTCTGTGTAATAGTGTCTACGCAGTAACTGTCTACGTATTTCTCAAAGCTTACAAGCATACTAGCTAATAGCTCTGTTGCTTGTTCTTCAGTTATAGTAGCATCAGTCATTGCTACCTTTTTACCATTAGGATAGAATGTAGCTCCGTATCCAATTGTGGGAATAGCTGCAGGACATTTGTAAGGAGCTCCTCTGAACCCTTCAAATGACTTGATCATATCAATCCCTGCTTTCCCCGTCTTTGTTACTTTCATCTTTGTTCTTTTTTTTAAGTGACAGAATTCTACCTGCTGTAGTAATTCCAAATGCTCCAAGTGTAAGAATCATAAACCCATCAAAGATAAACTCTTTTATGATAAGCTCTTTACTCAGGATACCTGTGATTACATCCACTACTAGGATAAACACCATAGCAAAGAATGCTACTACACCTACAAATGCTTGCTCATTTATTTGATTGTCATCTGAGATGAGCTCTCTAAAAAACTTTTTCATAGTGTGTCTGATTTAGTTTTCCCCCAGAAATTCTTCTGCTCTTTAATAACTACTGTATCATGAATAACAATAGTGTCATGAATGTAAATTCTTACCTTTTTAATAACCTCAATAGTTTCTGCAACTGGTGTTTGTGCTAGTTCACCTTCTGCA